CTATTAATATTTTTTTCATATTTTCTCAATTATAAAATGTCCTAATCTATGAGTGCCTAATCTATAGAGCTCTCTGGCTTTCCAGTTTGCGAGGGCTTCACTTGGGAAGTAGTAACTCTCTCTGAGGCTTCCGCCTGCATAGTATAACAATCTAAACATTCGTATTTGGTTTTTAAAATTTGTAAATAAAGTTCTATATCAAATGAGCCCCCCCTGTCATGGGGTAGGCTCTGCTTCCGCCACCATCTGGCCATCTCGTATAAATTCATAGGCCGCAAGTCCAGTGTTCATCCCACTCATGCACTCTTGATCCATTGTCGTAGCGGATACCTTGCTCATTGATAAGCTCCTGAAGCCAATAGTTAAGGCCTTCCATCTGTACATCATTCAAGGTATAGTCATCACCTTCTGATGTGCGTGCCTCCACATCATATATATCAAAGGTCTCATCTCTGAACATTCTGAATTTAAAATCTCCACAATAATTAAAGATCTCGAATTCAGCTTGAAATTCATTTCTTTCGCTATCATCTGTTATATTGATCCACATACTGCAAAAATTAAAGAGTAATACATTACGGCTGTCATGCCGACTAATACAATAAAGCTGAGTAAGCTGTTTAGGTAAGGATCTTTCATAATTATAAATTTTCGTAGGTTAATTCTAAAATCATCTCACAATGAGCTTGAGCTTCAGCTTGTTTCTCAGCATCCTCATCATCATTAAGGTAATCAAATGCCTCGCTATTGGTAGTGATGCAAGATACTTCTGTACCTTCCACTACTCCAGTTACTCTGTAATGCCCGTAGCTGGAAGTTCTTTCAATTCTAATTTCTCTCGTTTTCATAATCATTTTTTTTATGGGTTTTGTGCCTTATTGACCTTACAAAGGTAACTAACATTTTCATATATGCAATAGCTTATGCACATTTTTTACATTTTTTAACAAATTATTTTTGAAACCCTTATAAAATAAAGGAATTAGCTAGAAAATATTTTTCTTTTTTCTGTAGATGTACTCCTGATATTTACTAAATACCAGTTGACTGAGCTTATTGTAGCTGTTGCAGTCCTTACATTTTACCCAATGGTGCACGGTGCCTGCTCTGGTTACTACCTTCTTATTATATTGGTAGTTAGTTCCTCCACATTCTACACATTCATACCTATCACCTCCATGCTGTACTGCATAATTGTGCTGAGGTAATGTATATGCCTGGATCTTATTAAATACCTTCTCAAGAACCTGCACATCCATCTTGCAATATGCCACCATCTTATCCAGGGCATCCTGATCCTTTCTAAATACAATATCTTTCCAGAGATCTAGGCCTCCTGTTTCCATCTTAGCCCCTACCTGCAGGAATTTAGCAATGTAGTCGAGCTTATTGCTATTGAAATTAAAGTACTTTTTAGCCAATTTAAGAGTATCAATGGTTTTCGGATTTGGCATAACATCAATGCCGTGAATTAAGGCTCTTGTACGTATCCATTTGAGGTCAAATCTATCACCATTATGTGCTACTATCTCATCAGCCTGTGCTAGTAATTTGGTAAATTCCTTCAGCATGGCCTTATCACTCTGGTTCTTTGACCAGGTTAGGCTGTGAATCTCCTCCTCACCTTCCCACTTATAACAGATACAAATGATGGCCCTCTCATGGATAATATCCTGAGGATTTATATTTATATTGTACCCAGTTCTCCAGAATACCCCAACATTGAAAGACGTCTCAATGTCGTAAAAAAGTCGTTTTCTTATCATATTTTTCTCCATAGGGCCAGCCTATCTAGTAGGCCTCCCTGCAATAGGTATGGTATGATTAATCCCAGGATCAAACCCACAACAAAAGGCCACCATCTGGTGCGGTACTTTACCTCCTTAATTGCTGCGGCTGCTTTTGCCTGCTCTCTTATCACCTTTACCTCTGTATCACCTTTGATTTTCAATGTCTTTACCCTCTCACGATACTCTATCCTGGTCTGCCATCTGGTTTTAGGGATTTCTAGTACTTTGGTGTGTATTACCGTATCGCGATATGCGATAATTTTCTCCCATACGATGGTATCATTAACAATAACAGGGAAGCTGTCCACCTTCAGCACTTGGATAGTATCACTACCCTGCTCAATTTTAAGGCCGTTCTCAATTGCTTTTCTTAAATGGTATTGTACTTTCAGCTCTTTTGAACAGGAATATGCCGTAATGACAATAATAAATATAAATAATAACCTCATAGCTCTAGTAATGTATAAGAGAAGCAATTGCCATGTATCTTAGCTGCCTTTTTACAAATAAACATGAAGGTCTCGAAATCTTTTACCCTCTTGAATACCTGACATCCTTCGCTCCAGTTCTCTACCCATGTGCTGTCAGTACCTGCCTTGTGGATGTTTATGCCAAAGATACCCCTGTCGGTTTTCACCTCATCGAATTTTAGATCCTTGTTGCCATCCCTCCATACAGTAACCTCTCCTAGCCTCTGGCATAGTGCATCATATTTGCCCTGGTGTTTGTCTATTTTCCACGTTGCTCTGTATTGACCAGGTACTAATCTAGCTACCCCTTTTGCATTATGAAACTGCTGTACACCTTTTTTCCCTGGATCGGTAGTTGCATTCCAACAAAAGAAATTCCAGTTACCTAAGCTATCTTTATAAGTAATGGTAATATGATCATCGAAAACATTCGTAACCTTATCAGCTATGGAAGGGGCATTGTTGCGTATGCCTACAATGTTAACATCATAACCTTTATTTGCGGTATCTTCAAACCACTTATAACCTTTCTCCTTTACGGCTCGCTCGATTTGTTGTCTGGTGTACATATTTCGTCTGTATTATTCTTAATCTCCTTTACTCTATTGAATAGCCTCTTAGCACTATCCCATAAATCTAGCCCTCTGACTGCCTTGTAATTTTCATTAATACTGATTACCTCAATTGATACCAGGATCAATGCCACTATCTTAGTGAGGAGTAAATCTATAGAAAAAAACTTTATAATGATGCCATTAAGTATGAAATAGTCAATGAGATAGAATAGAATAACAGTTATCTCATATAGTGCTAACTTACTCGCAATGGCTGATAAGGCTCGGCTGCTGAATGGTATGTTATTTTTTTTGCTTTTCCAGATACCTGTAATGGTATCCAGGATAATTGCAAATCCTATTAAGAATAAAAGCCCCCATATAGGCATGAAAAATGTCATAATAGTACCTATTAGTGCTGCCCAATGGAGCTGGATTGATTGTAATAATATGCTGAGCTGTGCCCTCACAGGATCAATATGCTGTTATTGTATCCGTTTTCACGGAAGTTACCACATAACCCTGTGCAGGTTGTGGTCCATTCGTTAATGCAAGAGCAATTATTGAACATTGGCCTAAGATCGGTATCAGTATTGGCAGCCGATGTAAAGATAGGGAATAGTGCCTTGTTAGCTAGTAGCCATCTGATCAATCTCTGCTCAAAAAAACTAGCCTTTTGTGCATAATGCTCCATGCCGAAGGCTACCTCACTACGGGATACACTAGCTGAGTAATCACCATTTTGCGTTTGCAGGCCTTTATTCTTGAGCTGATACGTCAAACCGAAAACAGCATCCTCTGCTGATCTCCATGCAATGACAGGCTGAATAAATTCTACTAGATCAATCTCATCATTGGTTAAGGTTTGTGCATTGTAGGCCGCTAGTAGATGGTTATAAAATACAGTTCCCAGGATAGGCTGTATCCTTAATGCCGATTGAGTAGCTATGTATGGTGTTACATCTGTTACATCCACGTTAGCAGTTATCGGGGTATTGGTCTTTAAATAATTCTCGGTGATAAAATATAACATTATGCAATGGGTTGTTGTGATGCTGCCGCACCTTGTGTTACATCTCCTCCCTCTATTGGCGGTAAGGATGCCAGAGCTCGTATCTCGTTAATTGTCATGGTCTCAAGAACCTTAGTAGCTACCAATGGGCTAAGGCTATTGAGTGCATCATTGGTCTTACTCGTATCCTCCTCAAGTTCTACAATTGTCTCGTTAATTATTTGGAAGTTGTTAATTGTAAATTCAGCAGGTATCCTAGCAATAGAAATAAGCTCATTAAAGATTGTGGTAATCTGGTTGCGGAGCTCCATTACCACATTTTTCTCGAATATAATATAAGCCTGCTTAATATCGGAACCATTACCCAGGGCTCCTGCTGTACGAATACCCATCAGGATAGGGTCAATCGTATGAGCAAAACAAATCTGTTCCGTATTTAATTGAGATGCCTCTAGGAATAGCTTATCATTGTTGTTATTTGGAAGGGCCTCAATCTTAGGGAGCTGGTCCTGTGAATTGGCAAAGAATGC